GAGCGGACTGGTGAGCATAGGCAAGGCAGGCGTGGTGAGGTCGGGTACGTTCTGGTGGTAGCAAGGTGTGGTGAGTCAGGAGTGGCAAGTTTGAGCGAGGCATGGTCGTGTTTGGTGCGGCAGGCCAGGTGAGTTGCGTTTTGGCGACGAACGTTGTGGAATGGCAGGCGAGGTCTGTTACGTTGAGTTTAGTTACGATCAGGATGGGTAAGGCAGGCGGGGTGAGGTGCGTTCAGGCGAGGAGTGGATGTAGATGGCGAGGAGAGTTTTGGTTTGGCCGGAAAGGAGAAGAACATGTTCAAAATGCTCATGACCGGTAATCAAGCAATGCAAATTGTTAAAGATTACGTAACGAAAGATATTGCTCACAGTAATGTGACTGAGGCAGTTCTTGCGTTAGAGAAGTATATAAAGAGTTTGGAAAAGAGTGTGAAGTAAGATAGTCTTGTACTCGGATTATCAATCCCACCCTAATCCAAAGGGTCGACACCTGGTCTGTAGCCTCGTAACACAGGTATGTGGTGTGACTGATGGAGAGACATCAACAGGAGCAAAGAAATGAAAAACAAGAACAAAACGATTCAAGAGTTTTTGAATCTAAGTGAGAAAGGGGTTAAGGAAATTGCTAAAGACGAAAAGGAAGCAATGAAACTGAGAAATGTTATTGAAATAGCATTAAGGCGTAACGCTCCAGATTGGTTGAAAGAGCTGATCGAGGAAGACGACGCACGGATCACGAAACACTAAAAAGTCAATATCAAAGATTGTTTGCGGTTAGGATAGGATTTTTATATTATGGACTTTCGTCACTAAAAAAGGAGGTCCAAATGGAAAACTTAGAAGAAAAATATCAAGAAGCTCTCCAAGCGATAGCTTACCTACACAATGAATTACTAGCAGTAAAGCACTGTCAGTGCGAGGATGATACAGCAGAAGAGGATAACGAGGCCTAATATAGGCCTTCGTGTCCCTGTTCAAAGTATTTGTTTGCTTTGTGTCTTTCCCAGAAGTCTTTTCCGTTTGCTACAATGATGTTCCACTCCCGATGGTTAAAACGTTCTGTTGAACCATCTTTGTATTCCACCTCGTAGATCATGTCATGACCGCCCGAGTCAGTCTGCTGTTCAAATACCCTCAGCTGTCTAATTATATCTTTTAGCTTCATGGTATCTTAAATACTTAATCTCTTTTACCATACCTTTGGGAATAATTGCAACCCTTCCTCCCTCTTGTCCACCATCATCACACCAGTCTGCCATCAGGCTCAGTTCTTCATCAGTATCCTTAACTAGCCACCCGACTGAAAAACAACCGGCGGACGTTTTTTTAACAATATCTTTGAATTCAACCCAGCCGGAAAATGGCTCTGTTGCATCTAACCATCGGACTATCACAATCGGGGTAGTCTTCAGGTTAAACTTCATTGACTCTTCGTTAAGATATTTTGACCAGGGACTAATTTGTAGCATTTGGGTGTTTGAGTTCCTTTGGAGACACTAAACCATTGTTCATAACCTTGGATGTAGTCTATGGCGCTGCTGTCTTTGCACATTGCTTTACCGAACGTATCTTGCACGGCTTGTTGAACTGATTTCAAGGACATGTCATCACCGACCATGGACCCGCCGTCTTTAAGCTTGGGCCACCAGTTCAATATGTCTTCCATGACTGGTTCATACTCATGAGCTCCATCGATAATAATTCCTTGAAAACTTTTGTTATGAAATCTTTTTAATGTGTTGACGTCATCAGATCTAGACTTAACGGGTGTTAAAATTCCTTTGTCGATAAACTCTTTACAATTATCTTTGAACTTTTCGTAGAACCCTCCGGCGATAGCTAGGTTTACATGTTCAGAGCTCCCTTCAAAAGTATCTAATGCGTACACATGAACTTTCTTACCTGAGTTGATAATGTTTGTTGCCAGGTAACATGTAGACCGGCCCATAAAACTACCTATCTCTAAAATCTCGTCTCCGTCTTCACAGTTGTCGAGCAGTTGGTCGTATGCTTCGTGCATGTTAAACCATCCTGGTATTTTAAAATAACTATGTTTCATTGTTCATCTCGATTACTGCTTTGAGCATGACTTCTTGTGTGTTGGTAAAATAATTTTTACTCATCATTCTTTCAGCAAGTTCTCGTGCTCTTCTTCGTTTATCTCTTTCTTTTGCGTAACGGACTGAATAACCTCTTCCGTCCTGATGTTCGTAAATTGGTTTGTTCTTCATCTGCTCCCTTTTTCGTAATTTCTAATAGTTGTCTAATAGTAATGTCATAACCTATCAAGGTCAAAGAAAGTTTTTCTTCTTTCTTGTTGTCTGTTATAGAGATGTCTATGTCAGATATCATTTCTTTTTGTGTGATTCATGGAAACAGCTGTAATTGCGGAGACAACACGTTTTTCTAAGGAGGAAAATGTCTCCATGAATCATGTGTCATTCTATCCTAATTAATGATAAATTTATACCATGAAATATGTTCTCATGATTTGGCTATGTATTAACGATCCAGGTATTGAAGTGGCCGATAGATGTCAACAATTGACCATGGACCAGGAACCATATGAAACATTGTATGAATGTCAAGCCAGGGCTCATTATCTTTGGAAAGATCTTCAAGCAGCAGGCAATATTTATATGTCAAGTTTTTGCACTGGTCAGCTGTAACGTTGTGCATATAGTTTATTAAATATAAATACAAAAATAAAAAAATAAATTTGCCGAAATGTTACGTAACACTATATATATATTACTATTATCATTATATATCAGGGGTTTGAGGGTGTTACGTGGGTGTAACGTGGAGTCCTAACGTAACGTTACGTTGGGATTAGTTGGGTATTGAAATTGGGATAAATTGCCATAAAGTGTACCGTGATGACAGAATCCCACGTTACAGACGTTACAACGACGTTACAGGAAAGGTTTGAACACTTTCCTGGTTTAACGCCAAAACAAGCAAAATTCGCACAGCTTATAGTTTTGTATGAAGGAAGAAAGACTGCCACCAAAATAGCAGAAGAATGTGGCTTTTCTTCTAAGACCGCAAGACAACAAGCAAGTAATATGCAAAACCCAAAGATGTTTCCAAAGGTTGTTGATGCAATAAATCATTACCGTGTTCAGTTCTATCGTAAGTATGAAACAAGTTATGATAAGCACTTGAAAAGAATGTATGAATTATCTGCAAAAGCTGAGGAAGCCGGCAATTGGAATGCTGCTGTTGCTGCCGAGAAAAACAGAGGTCAAGTGGCTGGGCTCTACATTGATAAAAAAGAAATAAAATATGGAACTATTGATAGTATGAGCATGGAGGAAGTAGATGCGAAGATTAAAGAGCTTGAAGGTCGGTTGTCAGGTGACTCTGCTAAAAAAGTCATAGATGCCGATTACGAACGACAAACATCTGAAGGGTAATTGGGCACATCAACGTGCCTTACTGTGGTTATTGGAAAAAGGATATTATGTATTTAATAATGTTTTTGGCACAGGACCTATTGATATTATTGCTGTTGATGATTTTGGTCATATTGAATTATTTGATGTAAAGCTTGCTGGATTTAGAAATAACAAAGATACGCTTGGTTCAAAGCAAATGATAAATAGAACTTTGAGTCCAGAACAAAAAGAACTCGGAGTAAAACTTTTATATGTTTTTGATAATGGAGACTGTCGAGTTCAGCTTGATAGATCTGTTTGGTTAAAAAAACAACACGAAGGAAGAGATAAGAAAGGCAGATTTACAGCTAATGGCAGTAAAACAAGAGGGTAGATTTGCCAACACTTTACGATCAAACTGTAAGAAAATACACTTTCTAAAAATAGACTCTTGGTCTACTCCTGGAATGCCTGATTTATATGGTCTATATCATCATGAAGAGAGTGGATTGCCTGGCACATTTTGGGCAGAATTGAAGTGTACAAAAATTAACAAGCTAGGACTGAGTCCACAGCAGATTGCTATAAATCTCAAGCTTTCAGAATACAACATTCCTAATTACGTACTTGCGAGAAGCCTCTCTCAGAGAGCCCTTAAGATTTTTCCAGGGTGCCTGGTCCAAGACGCAGCCACCGATGGCTTCAAATCCATGAGCCATGTTGCGTGTTTCGAAGACCCTTTGCCGTGGTCCGAAATTCAAAAATCCCTGATGACGGACCCCACGAAAATTTAGCACTATAATATAAGCGAGCATCCCGGGCCGCGCTGCAGGTCAGGATAAATCCCCAGTAAATCCCTAAGGTTTCAACCCCACGTTTCGTTGGTTTTATAATATAGTTTCACGCTCCCGCGCTCGCGGCTGGTTTCTGGGTTAGTCAAGCTCAAAAATCCCCTTGTTTTCTAACGTTTTGCTTTCCATCTGGGATCCTGCATCCCTGAGCTGCGGGCCAGGCGTCAGGAGAAGCTGGTGAAAATCCCCGAATCTCGACCCCAGTGCAACCTGACCCTATAATATAACCCTGAGCTGCGGGCCCGGGACGCTGGTGAAAAAAAATTTAAAAAGGGCTTGACATCCCAACAAATAGCAACTATATATATTAATAGAAATACAGAAAGGAAGGCTTACATGTCTTTTGATTACGAATACAAGCTGGAACAGCTTGAAGAATATTGCCGCTGCAACATGCCAGCAGGCTTTACACGAAGCAACCTGACCAATCTTTTATTATCTTTGCTCAACGGTTCAGACCACATCGAGCATATTAGAGACTGGATGGATGAATATACAAAGGAGGAAAAAGCATCATGAGCAAGTTTTACGGAGTTATTGACGAATCCGCAAGGAGAACGCAACCGACGGCCAGAGGCCACCACAGCATCGGGACGACTGCAGCCAGTTGGGAGGGTTGCATTAAGGTGCGGCTGTGGGAGGATCACGTAACCGGTGAAATCTGTTACAGGATAGAACAGGCCCCCTGGCACGGGCACGGCATCAGGCAAGTCATTGCCGATGGCATCATGGGCCGTGAATGCTGATTCAAGCTTTTTTATTTACGTCAATTTTTTGGTTGCTTGGGGCTAGCAGGTCCCAGGCAATCACCGTCTTCATTTTGTTCTGTCTCTTCTGGATTGGTAACGAAGCTGCAGACGCTGTTCGAACCATCGAAATCCCTGACATTGGACCCCAGCCTTTAAAGATCTATTAATATAATTGAACGCCCCGGCCGCCAGGCAGATCCTGACGTAAATCCCTGAGGTTGGACCCCCTTTGTTTGTTCGCCTATAATATAAGATCTTTCCCGGCGCGAGCGGGAGTTGAGTGAAAAAGCAAATTTACCATGATTCATGAATACAAAATCCTTTGTAAATCCCTTAGTGCCGACCCCAACCTTTGATTCGCTTATAATGTAAAAAAAGTTCCCGCTCGCGCCCGCCAGAAAAATCCAATCAAAACTCCCTAAGGTCTGACCCCAAGAGGTCTTTCGCCTATAATATAAAAATTTTCTGGGAGCAGAAGTTCACAGCCCAGAAAATCGAGGAAGAGGTTTTTAAAAGCATGAAAAAAAATTTTTGGGCTAACGCCAATGTTGTTTTAATGAAATTTTTTAAAAAATAGTTATCCACAAAAAAGTTTTTTTTATTCAAAAAAAAATAAATAAAAAGTTGGAATTAGTTAGGATATGTGCATAATAGAATTAGCTTATTAGAAAGCTAGAAAGGTTGCTAAAATGCAATATATACAAAAAGAAGATAGATATAAGATTGATGATTTTGCAAGGTTATCAATCCTAAAATCTGTATTTGTCAAGGAATGGCAAACAAATTGTAGAAAAGAACTACAATTTATGAGTGGGAAATATAATGGATTTCTTCTTGGTGAAGATTTCCAATTTTCTCATAAACAAAGAAAAGGTGGTTTATCTCAATCTAAGATGACTACTTTTATAAAAGAGAAGTTTGGTTTTTCAGATGACCAAATGCAAGATATGTTTGGGTCTGAACAGGTGGTTGATGTCTTTTCACCTAAACCATTAACTTCTACTATCTCATCATATAAAAAATGTAAGGATAGTTTATTACATAGTAATGTAATGAATTTAATTCCTAACTATCATGAAAAGGTGGTGTTTTAATGCCTAACGATTTGTTAAGACTATTAAACCTACCTACTCAAAACACTAATACAGAAATGGATAATCAAAACCATGATAACACTAATGTTAATTGGCAAGGTGATCTTTTGGGTTGGGTTTATTCTAATACTTTGGAAAGTGTTTTATTAACTTGGCTAACTAATAACTCAATGTCTAAGTCTGACTTAGCTAGGGTTTTAGTATCAGTAATAAGTAATAAACCTAACAATCAATCTACTGATGCCACATCTCAAGTCTTAGAAAAACTAACTAGACTAATAAACCAGCAGTAATTAACTGCTATACCTGTAAACCCTGTCATCTTTGATGGCAGGGTTTTTTTATGCCTGTTATCCATGATCCATGTTCAGATCCCACAAAATCTTGTGCCTAGCTACACTTCCCAACACTATATCTAGTAGTCCCAACCAAAATCAAAACTCGAAGCACTTTTTCCTGACCCCCACACCCCCCTTTGTTGCGCGGCTTGCGTATAGAACAGACTGAAAGTCGAGTTTCACACATACAGAACCTCTGACAAAAAGTTTTGAAAAAGGGGACCCAATTTGGTATACAAACTCAATGGCAATCAATATTGAAGGGCTGACCCCCTTTGAGCAAGAAGAAGCTTTAAAGAAACTCTTACTCAGAAAAAAAATTTTAGAATTACAAACCAAACAGAAAGATGACTTTTTGTTATTCGTTAGGACTGTTTGGCCAGAGTTCATTGCTGGTAATCACCATAAAATCATTGCAAAAAAATTCGAGGCTATCGCCACCAAGAAAATTAAGAGACTAATTGTTAATATGCCTCCACGACACACGAAATCTGAATTTGCATCTTTTTTGTTTCCTGCATGGATGATGGGCCGTGAACCACGGTTAAAGATTATTCAAACATCGCACACGGCAGAACTAGCACAACGCTTCGGTCGAAAGGTGAGAAACTTAATCGACACACAAGATTATCAAAATATTTTTCCAGGCATGGAATTATCGGCGGACTCCAAAGCTGCGGGTCGTTGGGAAACAAATCAAGGAGGAGAATATTTTTCTGCTGGTGTTGGAGGTGCGATTACTGGACGAGGTGCGGACTTGTTAATTATCGACGACCCACACTCCGAACAAGATGCTTTGAGTGCAACAGCGTTAGAGAATGCCTGGGAGTGGTATTCATCAGGTCCTCGTCAGCGTTTGCAACCAGGTGGTTCTATTGTTATCGTGATGACTCGTTGGAATACAAAAGATATCACCGGAGAACTAATCAAGTCTCAAGGACAACCGAAAGCGGATCAATGGGAAGTGGTCGAGTTTCCGGCGATCCTACCTTCAGACAAACCAGTGTGGCCTGAGTATTGGAAGCTAGAAGAATTGGAATCAGTCAAAGCTTCGATCTCTATTGCCAAATGGAATGCACAGTGGCAACAGAATCCCACAGCCGAAGAAGGTGCAATCATCAAACGGGAATGGTGGCAGCCGTGGGAGAAACCTAACATGCCTGGTCTGATGCACGTGATACAATCTTATGATACAGCGTTTAGTAAAAAAGAAACCGCCGACTACTCCGCTATCACTACATGGGGTATCTTTATGCCAGACGAGAAAACACCCAATATAATTTTGTTAGACATGAAGAAAGGTCGTTGGGACTTTCCTGAGATGAAAGAGATTGCTTATGATAGTTACAAGTATTGGGAGCCGGAGTCCGTGGTCATTGAAGCAAAAGCATCAGGCACTCCCTTAACGCAAGAACTGCGAATGCGTGGTATCCCTGTTATCAACTTTACTCCTTCTAAGGGTAATGATAAGTTGAGTAGAGTTAACGCCGTTGCACCCCTGTTTCAATCAGGTGTTGTTTGGTACCCGGAAGGTGAATCATGGGCCGAGGAACTGATTGAAGAGTGCGCTGCCTTTCCTTATGGAGAGTATGATGACTTGGTGGATTCCATGACACAGGCGTTGATGCGATTTAGACAAGGTCACTGGATCGAGCTTCAAGATGATTTTGAGGACGAGCCAGTAGACACACGAAAAAGGGAATATTATTAATGTCGATTTTTGACAGGTTTAGAGATATCGCCAGCTTCTTAAACACGAGGCCTGAAGCACGGACCAAGGAACAAGAACAGATTGGCACGGAGCTTGAAGAAGCAGCTAAGACAGCAGAAGATACAGCAGCTTCTCGTTTAGAAGGAGTTAGTGAATCGGAGGCAAATAGTTTTATTGATACAATTCGTGACTTTCTAAACTCTGATCAAAAAAATATAGATGAGTTTCGAAAAAAAAATAAAGAGCAGATTGACAGGGATAAAGCTCTTTTTAAAAAATTTACAAAACTACACCCTGTAAAAGTAGTTGGAGATTTTTTATTAAACAAAGCCATTAGAACATATGGCCCTGCTGTTGAAGAGGTAGCAACCAAATTTATAACAGGACTAACGCAAGAAGATGTTCCTAAAGGTGGTGGTCAGTTTGAATTTATGGGAACTGTTTACACAGATAAAGATTATTTTGATGCGGGAAGAATAGAACAATCAAACGAAGGTCTGTATGGTATTGATCAAGGAAGAAGCAGTGTTAGCAACATCAAAGCTTTTATCAATCTCTTACCTGATGATTATTCTAAAACACCTGCACAAGTTTATAATGACTTTCGTCAGATTAAGAAAAATTATCCGAACACACCTTTTGCTGATTTTTATGATCCGTCAGCTTTGAAAACTTCTGGATTAGAATATCAATTGTTAGTAGCGAATAGAGAAAGACCAGACACTCCTGTAACCAAAGCTGATCTTTTAGCGCTCACAGAAACAGGAGGAGATCTTGACCCCAATGTTGTGAAGACAAGATACAATCGTGGTGAAAGCAATGTGTCTAACATTGGATCAACTATCAAAAAAGTAGATGAGGCATTAGAACAGTTAGGTGGTTTTTCAACTAACCGTTATGTCGGTCAATATTTCCCTGAGCTACAACAATATCTTTTAGATGTCCGTGGTGCGTTAGTCACGGAACAAGACAGACTTCGTGCCGGGGACCGTGGTGACTTTACTGCTGAGGAAATGGCTAGTTATGATAATGCTTTATACAATGAGTTTACAAATAGAGTAAGTGGAGTTTTTGAACAACTTAGAAATGCTCCTGAATCATTTCAAAGAAGAGGTATGATTGGAGCTTATGAAAACTATGAAAACGTCATAACAGAATTATTAAGTCAATTACAAAACAACGTCCTAACAGCATTGTCTCCTCAAGGGACAGGTGACACTTTTCCTACAGGAGATCGAAAGCCTAGTTATGAAAACATGTCGGTGATGGGAACAAAGAACTACGACGTTCAAGCTGTTACTGTTGCACCTAGAGAATCTCTCGGAGAGAACTTAGCTCAAGGAACTCACTATTCAGGAGACTTGAAGGGTTCAAACAGAACAGATGCCTTTCACTATCGCACAGGAATGCTGGAAGGAGATAATGGTCCGGTTAACTATTTAATTGAAGTACAATCTGATCACGAAGAGAGAATGAGAAAATCAAACGTTTCTTACGACCCTAGTGTAGGAATAAAGTTGTATGAGCTAGTAGATAAAAACATTGCATATGCAAATGAAAAATTACCTGCCCTAGAAAATTTTTATAAGATCGATGAATCTGAAAAAGAAAAATTAGACGAAATAAGAAATACACTGCGTTATAATCCAGAAGGAGGACTAAATAGAGGACAAGCTTTTGCTCTTCAAAATAAAGAAAACCCTGAGGATGTTTATGTTCTAGGTCCAGACGGAGTTATGAAAAATAAAGATGGCAGACAGTTTGATTCAGACGAAATAGATATTTCAAACTACAAACAATTTAAAAATTCTAAAGATTTAGAATTTATTCCAGCAGGTAGTCCTGTGATGAAAACTATTATTGGTATGTATTTTGATGGACCTGCGGTGATGACTGATAATATTCCAGCAGCTAATCTTGAAAAGTATTTAGAAAAAAATACAAGAGCAGATGAAATATTAAAGTTTATGAAAAAGAACAATGAGTTTAGACAAGACTTATTTAAACAAGATAAAATGAATTTAGAAAATAAAGAAGACGGTCTTAGTAAGACTGTTCCTTTTGCAGCCACTCCTGTTCAATATGCGGAGAAAGCTATCTACGAGTTTATTCAAGACTCCATTGCACAAGGCGTTGATAAAGTATCTTGGGTTCCAGGAGAAGTCAGTATTCAAATTCAGTTTGATCGCACTTCACCCTCTAATCAATACGTAGATCACGACACTGCTTTTCAAACTCATCACAATCAAAAACAATCACAGGGTATGTTTGATTTTTATGGTAGCTCGAAACAACCGACAGATAATCATATGTATAGAGCCGCAGAAAAAGTGGTTGATAAAATAGATAAGATTGGAACTAGACTTTATGGAGAAAGTTTCGTTGCTCCAAAACTTTATGAACAAGGAGCTCAAGACGACAATGGTAGGTTTTTTTCACCTATTGATAATAGTTATTTTGCTGGTGTTAGTGATATTGATGGAAAAGCAAACCCAGGTATTAAGGAAGGTTGGGGTTTCATTGATCTAAAACCAATGTTAGATTCTATTAAAGAAGAAGATAAACAAGAAGTTGTTAAAGAAATATTAGGGAGTTATGTAGAACGTAAAAGAGGTGGACAAATAGAAAGTCCTAGTTTACTTTCGTTAAATGAGGTCATAAATGGTTGATAACATAGATAAAGCAATAAACCCTGCTGAAGTATTACAAGTAGAAAAAGTAGGACAAGAAATTACATTTGAAGGCGAACAGCCAGAAGGAAAATTTTTAGAAGAGGAAGATGGTTCTGTTGTCATTAATCCTGAAGAAGAACAACAAGAGGGAGTTCCTTTCGGAGCAAACTTAGCAGAGTTCATTGATGATAATGATTTAGAAGAATTGTCTAATGATTTACAAAGTGGATATGCCAGTGATAAAAGTTCCAGGGAAGAATGGGAACAAGGTTATACCAAAGGTTTAGATTTACTCGGATTCAAATACGAAGAAAGAACAAGACCATTTGATGGGGCAAGTGGTGTTTACCACCCGCTACTCTCAGAGTCCGTTGTTCAGTTTCAAGCACAATCTTATAAAGAACTTTTACCAGCAGGTGGTCCTGTAAGAACTCAAATTATTGGATTAGCAACACCTGAAACAGAATCTCAATCTGAGAGAGTCAAAGATTTTATGAACTATTACATTTCTGATGTAATGGAAGAATATGATCCTGAGATGGATCAATTATTATTTCACTTACCTTTAGCCGGAAGTGCTTTCAAAAAAGTTTATTACGATGGTGGCATGGGTCGAGCTGTATCTAAATTTATTGCAGCCGAAGATTTAATCGTACCCTACATGACATCCGATTTGGAATCTGCAGAGCGTGTGACTCACGTTGTGAAGATGACAGAGAACGAAATTAAAAAACAACAAGTTTCTGGTTTTTATCGTGATGTAAAAATTAATCCTTATGAAGTTGAGGATGATATCCAAGACAAGTATGATGAATTAGAAGGATCTAAGAGAGAAGAAAACTATTCAGATTTTACCTTGCTTGAAATGCACGTATTGTTAGACTTAAAAGGTTTTGAAGAAGAGTCAGGAATTAAAGTACCATACGTTGTTACCATTGACGAAGGGTCAGGCAAGATATTATCAATCTACAGAAATTTCAGCAAACAAGATCCTGCTAGAAAAAAGATTCAATACTTCGTTCATTACAAGTTTTTACCTGGTCTTGGCTTTTATGGCTTTGGTCTTGTTCATATGTTGGGTGGTCTTACACGAACTGCAACTGCTGCTCTTCGTCAACTGCTTGATGCAGGAACATTGTCAAATTTACCAGCTGGGTTCAAGTCTCGTGGTTTTAGAATTAGAGACGACGGTCAACCAATCCAACCAGGAGAGTTCAGAGATGTTGATGCTCCTAACGGCGTACTAAGAGACTCACTACTCCCTCTACCGTACAAAGAACCGTCTGCCACATTGTTCAGCTTATTAGGGTTTTGCGTGGACGCTGGTCGACGGTTCGCTTCAATTGCTGATATGAAGTTGGCAGAAGGAGGCAGTTCTGAAATGCCAGTGGGCACTACCATGGCTTTACTCGAAAGAGGAACAAAGGTGATGTCAGCAATTCACAAAAGATTACACTACGCACAAAAAATAGAATTTAAATTATTAGCAAAAGTATTTTCTACTTATCTACCACCGATGTATCCTTATCAAGTAGCAGGAGGAAACTCTTTTGTTAAAGCACAAGATTTTGATCAACGTGTTGATATTTTACCTGTTTCCGATCCAAACGTTTTCTCTATTTCTCAAAGAGTTACAATGGCTCAAATGCAACTACAGTTAGCACAAACTAACCCACAAATGCATAACTTATATGAAGCTTACAAAAGAATGTATCAGGCCTTAGGAGTTCAACAGATTGAACAATTGTTACCTCCCCCTCAACAACCAATGCCTACCGATCCTGGTATGGAAAATGCACAAGCATTAAAGGGAGCACAGTTGCAAGCTTTCATTCAACAAAACCATGATGCACACATTGAAGCTCATCGCTCTTTTATGTCATCTCAATTAGTTAAATCACAAGTCGCTGTTCTTGCTATACTACAAGGTCATGTGTCAGAACACATTGCACTGGCAGCTCGAGCTCAAATTCAAGCTGTTATACAACAACAGATGATGCAAATTGCACAGCAAATGGGTGGACAAGTACCACCACAGATCATGCAACAGATTCAAGAAGAAGGTGAAAATCAAATTTCACAAATTATTGCTGTTGTAACCAACAAAATGGTACAAGAAGAACAAGCAGGTTTAATGCAACAGGGCCAAGATCCAATTGTTGAGCTCAAAAACAAAGAGTTAGAGCTTCGCGGTGCAGAAATTCAACGTAAAGCCCAGGAGTCCATGATGCAATTCCAGATGGATCAACAAAAATTAAATCAAGATAGAGATTTAGCTGAGAAAAAGTTGCAAAGTCAGGAGGATTTGACAGAATATAGACAGGAAATGGCTATCAAACGTGATGCATTAAAGAGGGCAGCAAGCTAATGTCTACTAGAAACCTTACAAGACAACAAATTCAACAGTTACAGCAGCTAGTAAAACAGCAAAGCCGTAAAAAAAGACTTACACCTACCAATTATTTAAGCTCATTGATGAAAAATGTGGTTCAAACGAGGGCAAAAGGCGGAAAAATGTCTGTTGATGAGGCATTTAAGGAATTAAAAAAGAACCCACCTAAAGTAGTAAAGAAAACGGCAAAAAAATATGGCAAAAAAAGAGCAGAAAAACAAAAAATCGCAATTGCCCTCTCAAAAGCAGGAAAATCTCGTACCAAAAGGACTTAAATATAGTCTATCGACGATTACGCCTGAACAATTAGAGGATCTTCAAGTAGTTATTCGTGATCAAACAGCAAATAGTCTGTCATATATCTCTGATCAGTTTGATCCGTTGATCGTGGCGAGTGCTTATCTCTCCGTTGTTCGACAGATCTACATGATTTACCTTAATAAGGATGAAGCAGAGACTTTATTCGAGTGGGCCAAGATAAACATGGACCCGAAGTTCAAAGAAGCTTACTTGCATTAGAAACAAAATAGTGTAATTTTTCAATATGGCTGATCCAAAAAAATTAGGACCTACAATTAGACCGATGATTGAGTCTATTCTAAAAAAATCATTGGATAACAAAACTCTCTCACAAGACGCATATGATAAAGCAATTCGTAAACTTGATTTAGTAGATGCAGGTAAAGTTGATAACAAGAAAAAAGGTGGTCAGATGAAAAAGAAGAAGAAAAAGAAAAGTTTCCCAGACATGGACGGCGATGGCAAAGTCACTAAGAAAGATATTCTCATTGGTCGTGGTGTAATCAAAAAAGCCAAAGTTGGTATGCAAATGAAGGGCACGAGCCCACTATTGAAAAAGAGGAAGTAATGGTAAATTTTAAAACAAAAAGTGGAGTTACAATATCAGTACCAGGAAGTATAAAAGACCCTAAGGTTGAGCTAGCAATACGTGATATTTCTATGAATGATATAAAAGCAGAGCTTGAGAAAGCTTTGAAAGAGGCTATGCCAAACAGAATGTCTAAATTAGGAAAAAAAAGTGGTGGAATAATTAAAAAAGCTAAAGTTGGTATGCAAATGAAGGGCACAAGTAAAATAATTAAAAGGAAGAAGTAATGGCAGTACAACAATTAGCAAAAGACCAGGCAAAAAGAGAAAAGAAAAATCAAAAAAATTTAGACGAACAGTTTAAAAAAGATGATGAAAAAGCTGAGAAAGACGCTGAGCGTTACATGGACTTAATGGATAGAATTTATAAAAAAGATGAAACACCAAGATATGAAAACTTAGAAAAAACATTAAGAAAATACGGTGTTGAAGCATATGGTGCAAAAAAGGGTGGACTTATGAAGAAATGTGGAGTGCAAATGAAAGGCACAAGCCCTTTAATTAAAAAAAGGAAAGGAAAAAAGTAATGGACAAAGCTACAGATAATAGTACCGTGATTGACGGTAAAAAAGTCCCTTACAAACTTCCTGCAACAGATCCTGCTAAATCTAAGACTCAGGGTCAAAAAGCAGTGCAAGTGAAGAAGGTACCATTCAAAGGAGTATTCTAATGAACACACAATGGATAAAAAACCTTTGGGAAAAACACCCAAAAAAGAAATGGCTCGTAATCGGTGTAGTAATCGGTTGGGCAGCGGCTCAGATTATCTAATTAATGTTATCAAAATTATTAGGCGGATCTTTAGTAGACACTGTCGGTAAAGTTATCGACAGTGTTCACACCTCAGAAGAAGAGAAACTCGC